CTGCGTCTCGTGCCGCCGACGGCAGAGAGCGGCGAGCCCTTCCCGGCGGGCTACTGCCACTTCCCGCGCTACGAGGAAGAGTACTTCCGGCAGTTGACCGCGGAGAGTCTCGTCAAGGGCCACTGGGTGGTCGCGCCGAACCGCCGCAACGAGGCGCTCGACTGCCGGGTGTATGCACGGGCGGCCGCGTCGATCTACGGCATCGACCGATTTGCGGAGAGGCACTGGCGGGAACTCGAGGCGCTGCTGCCAGCGCCTGCGGCCCAAGCGGAACCGGCGGCCGAACCGCATCCGCGCCGCGTACATCGAGTCACGGTCCGTTCGAAGTGGATGCAGAACTGACATGGCCTACTCGCAGACCCAACTCGAAGCGCTCGAGGCGGCGCTCGCGAGCGGCATGCTGCGCGTGTCATTTGAAGGCCGCAGCGTCGAATACCGGAGCGTCGAAGAGCTCAAGAAGGCGATCGCTGAAGTCAAAGCTGTCCTGGCGGCGGCCGACCCGGTGCGGCCGCGCTCGCGCGTGATCCGGACCTACACGAGCAACGGTTTCTGATGGGCTACTGGCGGAAGCTGGGGAGGGCGGCATTTGCGGCGCCTCTTCGCGCCCTCGCGGGGTATGAGGCCGCCGCGACGACCCGCCGGACGTTGGGCTGGAATCCGGCAAACGAGGGCATCAATGCTCTGGTGGCCGGCGGGGGCGACGCCCTGCGGGCGCGGTCGCGCGACATGGTCCGCCGCAACGCCTGGGCCAGCAATGCGGTGGAAAGCTTCGTCGGCAACGCCGTCGGCACGGGCATCAAGCCGCAGTCGAAGCACCCGGATCCAGCCATCAAGCGGCGCCTTCAGGAACTCTGGCTGCGGTGGACGGATGAGGCCGATGCCGCAGGGCTGACGGACTTCTACGGCCTCCAGTCCTTGGTCTGCCGCTCGACGATCGAAGGTGGCGAGTGCCTGGTCCGCCTGCGCGACCGCCGGCCGGAAGATGGCTTGAGTGTTCCGCTCCAGTTGCAGTTGCTCGAGGCCGAGCACCTGCCGGCGGCGAAGAACGAGAATCTTCCGAACGGCAATGTTATTCGCGCCGGGATCGAGTTCGACAAGATCGGCCGGCGCGTGGCCTACCACCTCTACCGCGAGCACCCGGGCGAGAAGCTCATGTACTTCAACGCCGGCGAGACCGCCCGCGTGCCGGCCGAGTCCGTGTTGCACATTTACAAGCCGCTCCGTCCGGGCCAGCACCGCGGGCAGCCGTGGCTGACGCAGGTACTCGTAAAGCTCCATGAGCTCGACCAGTACGACGACGCCGAGCTGGTGCGCAAGAAGCTGGCAGCGATGTTTGCGGCCTTCATCATCGAGAACAATCCCGAGGACCCGGTGATCGGCGCAAAGCCGGGCGAGGACGAGACGGACACGAGCGGCGCGCCGCTCGCCGGGATCGAGCCGGGTTCGATGGTGAAGCTGCTGCCCGGCGAGGATGTGAAGTTTACAGAACCAGGCGACGTGGGCGGCATGTACACGGAGTTCATGCGGGTGCAGTTGCGCGCGATTGCGGCTGGACTCGGGATCACCTACGAGCAGCTCACTGGGGATCTGGAGCGCGTGAACTACTCCTCGATCCGCGCAGGCCTGCTTGAGTTCCGCCGCCGCTGCGAGCAGTTCCAGCACCAGGTGATGGTCTACCAGTTCTGCCGCCCGGTGTGGCGGGCCTGGATCGAGGCCGCCGCACTGGCTGGCGCGATCGACTCGCGCGACTACGCCACGCGGCCGCAGGCCTACCTTGACGTCGAGTGGCGGCCACCGTCGTGGGCCTGGGTCGATCCGCTCAAGGACATGAACGCCGAGGTCACAGCCGTGCGCGCAGGCTTCAAGCCGCGCAGCGCCGTCATCAACGAGATGGGCTACGACGAGGAGGACGTCGACCGGCAGGCGGCGGCCGACAATGCGCGCGCTGATTCGCTGGGCCTGACCTATGACTCCGACCCGCGCAAGACCCCCAGCAACGGGCAGAGAGTGGCGGAGCAGGCGCCTCCAAACGAGACCCCATGACGAATCTTCCGCACCTTGCCTCGCGCGTGTTCCACACGCCGCTGATGATCGACTCGAAGAAGCTGGCGGCGATCCTGGCCGTGCTCGCGCCACGCTTGGGGCTCGAGCCGCCCGCGGTCGAGGCGGCGCTGCTCACCGAGAATCGCTCTCGAAAGCCCTATGCCGTCACCGACGCCGGCGTCGCCGTGATTGAAGTCTCAGGGAGCCTCGTCAACCGCGCCTCGGGCCTGAATGCGCAGTCGGGCCTCACATCGTATGAGCAGCTCGGCAATGAGATCCTCGACGCCGCCACCGACCCGCAGGTCCGAGGGATCCTCTTGCGCTTCGACAGCTACGGTGGCGAGGCCAATGGCGCCTGGGACGTGGCCAGCCTGATCGAGGAGGTCGCGCGCATGAAACCCGTGTGGGCTTCGGTCGACGACTGGGCCTTAAGCGCCGGGTATCTGCTGGCCTCGGCCGCGGACCGCATCTGGGTCACCCGCACGGGCGGCGTCGGCTCGGTGGGCATCATTGCGATGCACCTCGACCAGAGCGGATGGGACGCCGCCAACGGCCTGCGCTACACGACGATCTTCGCCGGCGACCGCAAGAACGACTTCAATCCCCACGAGCCGCTATCCAGTGAAGCCCGCGACGTGCTCGCGGCCGAGATCAACCGGCTCTACGGCATGTTTGTCGAGGCCGTCGCGCGGCGGCGAAGCCTGAGCACCGACGATGTGCGGGCGACCCAAGCGGGCATCCTCTACGGCGAAGACAGCGTCGCCCGAGGCTTCGCCGACCGCGTCGGCACGTTTCGCGCCGCCCTCGCCGCCATGACCGAGTCAGTGTTGCAACCCAAGTTCACGAAAGGAGGCACACCAGTGTCTGAAACCACCCAGGCGGCCGCGAGTCCGCCCACTCCCGATCTCGCCGCGATCGAGGCCGAAGCCCGCGAGCAGGGCTACGCCGAGGCCGCTGAGATTGTCGTGCTGTGCACGATCGCCGGCCGGACGGCGCTGGCCAGCGACTTTATCACCCGCCGTCTCTCCGCAGCCGAGGTCCGCAAGGAACTGCTCGCGTTGCGGGCCGAGGCCGACAGCGAAGAGATCCGGTCCCATGTGCTGCCGGAAACCAGCACCACGGCCCGGCAAAACCTCGACGAAAACCCCGTCGTCAAGGCCTGCGTGGCCTTGGCCGGCGCGAAAGGAGCCAAGTAAGCCATGCCCGTCCAGAACGAATCGAACTACTTGGGCGATTGGCTCAAGTTTGAGGAGGACAACCTCTACAGCCGCGAGGAGGTCACCGTCGCCAGCGGCCAGAATCTGGTGACCGGCACGGTCGTCGGCGTCATCGCCTCGAGCGGCAAGGTGACGCAGTTGGCGCCGGCCTCAAACGACGGCTCCGAGAACGCAGCCGGCGTCCTCGTCGGCAACGTGGATGCCACGGCCGGCGACCAGCCGGGCGTGATCGTTGCCCGCCATGCCATCTGCTCGGACAAGGGCCTGACTTGGCCTGGCTCGATCACTGCGCCGCAGAAGACGGCCGCCATCAGCCAACTCAAGACCCTGGGCATTCTCGTCCGGGAAGGAGCCTAACCCATGCCGATGCTTAATCCATTCGCCACCGATGCCTTCAACATGGTCGCCCTGACGGCGGCCATCAACAAGATCCCCAACACCTACGGGCGCCTGGAGCAGTTGAACCTGATGCCCGCCACCGGCGTCCGCACCCGCACCATCATCATCGAGGAGATGAGCGGCGTGCTGAACCTGCTGCCCACGCAGCCTGTGGGCGCGCCGGGCACCCTCGGCACGCAGGGCAAGCGCAAGGTGCGCTCGTTTGTGATCCCGCACATCCCGCACGACGACGCCGTGCTGCCCGAAGAGGTCCAGGGCATCCGCGCCTTCGGCTCGGAGTCCGAGACCGAGGCGCTGGCCGACCTGCTCGCGCTCAAGCTCCAGAACATGCGCAACAAGCACGCGATCACCTTGGAGCATCTGCGCATGGGCGCCTTGAAGGGTGTGATCCTCGACGCCGACGGCTCGACGCTCTACAACCTTTATGACGAGTTCGGCATCACGCCGAAGACGGTCAACTTCGCCCTCGGCACGGCCTCAACCGAGGTGCTGCTCAAGGTGCTCGAAGTGAAACGCCACATCGAGGACAACCTCAAGGGCGAGTTCATGACGGGCATCCTGTGCCTGTGCTCGCAGGGCTTCTACGATGCCTTCACCACGCACTCGAAGGTCAAGGAGGCCTTCCAGTACTACCAGCGCAACCAGCAGCTCGGCAACGACTACCGCACGGGTTTCACCTTCGGCGGCGTGACGTTTGAGGAGTACCGCGGCCAGGCGACCGACGCCAATGGCAACGTGCGGAAGTTCATCGCCGACGATGAGGCGCATTTCTTCCCGCTGGGCACGGCCAACACCTTCCGGACCTTCTTCGCGCCGGCCGATTTCAACGAGACGGCGAACACGCTGGGCGTGCCGCTCTACGCCAAGCAGGAGCCGCGGAAGTTTGGCCGGGGCACGGACCTGCACACGCAGCAGAACCCTCTGCCGATCTGCCTGCGGCCCGAGGTGCTGGTCAAGGGAACGAAGTCCTGACGATGAGCGCCTGGCAAGCGGCAGTGAAGGACCTCGACGCAGCGGTCGTCAAGACCTTTGGGCGCGAGGTCCTTTACTTGCCGGAGGCAGGAGGGCAGGCCGCGATCCGCGCGGTGTTTCAGCCGGCGCGAGAGAGTGAGGATGCTTCGCCGGGAGTCTATGCGGTGCTGTTCGTGAGATTAGCGGACTTGCCTGCCGCGCCCGTGCGTGGCGACGAAGTCGAGGTCGGCAGCGTCCTGTACAAGGTGTTCGACATCGAAGCCGACTCGGAGGGCGCCGCCGTGCTCCGGCTCCGGAAGGCGGCCTGACTTGTGGAAGATTTTCCACAAGTTGAACCGGTGGGCGCTGCTGCCGCCGGATCCGGCGGAAGTGGATGTGTTCCAGGGGCGAGGAAATACC